CAAATGGAGTTGCGAAACTTTCCAATTTCGATGTCATCATCAACGGACCTGCTGGTATTCAAGATGTTGGTGTTGAACGTTCAATTCAAATGAGATGTTTTGTAGTTGATTTGCCAGGCAGACGTGTAGAAACTGGTGGTGCTATTGTGTATGGTCCTCCAAGAAAAATAGCAACCAATTCTATCTTTGATGAAATTACATTACAAATAATTTTGTCTGAGGATATGGCAGAACGTGAATACTTTGAAACATGGTTTGACAAAATTGTTGGCAACTACAGAAATTTGCAATCTGATCCAAATATGTACGATGTTGGATTCTATGATGATTATATTGGTACAGTTGAAATTACCAATTATTCTGAATCAGGAGACGTAATTCATCGAACAAAATTGATTGAAGCATACCCACTGAATATTGGCGCTGAGTCATTATCATGGGAACAAGGAAATCAATTGATGATACTTCCAGTGACCATGTATTATAAACATTACAAAAATGAAAACTAAGGAGTTATAATTTGCTGCCTGTACTTAACATTGCGAAACAACAAATAACAGTCCCATTTGTTAACAAAACATATACCATTAGACCATACCTTGTTGGTGAAGAAAAAGGCCTGATGATGTCTCTTGAATCAAGAGACGACGTTCAAATTGCTAAAGCAATCAAAAATCTGATTGTATCATGTGTGGAAGAGAAAATCAATATCGATGATCTATCCACATTTGAAACTGAATACATTTTCCTTCAACTTAGAATTATGTCAGTCAGTAACATTTCAGAAGTTGGATTTGGTCATCAACATTCCACAGAATGTCAACATATCCAAAAAGTCACTATCGATCTAAACCAAATACAAATTGATGGTAAGATTGATAACAAAGTTTTATTGGATGAAGAATCAGGCATCGGTGTTATGTTAACCATGCCATCCAATAAGACCTTGGCTAAGAAATACAATACTGAAACTGAAAAAGTATTTGGATTGATTCAGGATAGTATTCAAGCAATTTATGATAAACAATCAGTGTATTACACCAAGGATGTAGCTCCTGATGAGTTGACATCTTGGATCAACAACCTAAATAATTCGCAAATGCGCAAAATTGCTGATTTCTTCAGTGATTTGCCAACCATGAATTACGATATCAAGTACAAATGTGAAAAATGTGGCGAAATTGAAGAGTTCAAAGTAACAGGATTGTCCAATTTTTTATAATATGTCTTAGTCATGAAAGCTTGAAAAATTATTACATGACCAATTTTACGCTGATGTATGATTTGAAAAAAGACATTACACAATGGGACAACTTCATGCCGTTCGAAAAGCAGATCTACTTGGAAATGATCATGCAAAGGCTTGAATCTGAAAGTAAAAATAACAATAAGAACAATAACATGTCCTCTATTCCAACGGAGGATGAATTCAGAGGCAGATAAATGGTAGACAAAAGAACGGATACTCAAAAGAAGAACGACGACAGATTTGCAAATAGACGCAAAATGGCATTTTGGTCATTGTATGCTGTCCTATTGGTTACACTGAGCGTTACAGTCAAAATTCTCATTGCTCCAGCACTTGATGTTGGTCAATATTCAATCATTCTGAACTGGTCACTATCAATTCTTGGTGGTGTTGTATTGGCATTTATTGGTGCTGCGTCAGTTGAACAAATCAAAACTCCTCTTATTGGTAATGACTCAACTGTTGTACTTGGACAAGATGAAAGATTGGTCAAAGCAGCTGATGCTCCAGTAGATAATGGTTCACCCGATCCACAATCAAATTGGACACCAACTGAAGATGATACTGACCCTGAAGTATCAGTAGCCAAAAGAAGAAACTATCAAGAACCTGAAGAACTTCAAGGCAACTAATGGCAAATGATTTTGACTACACTAATCTGATCAAATCACTGTATTTGGCAGGTGTTAGTGAAGATGAAATTGCAAAACAGTTCAAGTTAACGAGAGCTGTTGTTAATCAATTCATTCAAAAAATCAAAGCAACGCAGCAGCCAACAACACCTGCGGCTCCTGCTATTCCTGCTCCTGCATCCACACCATTACCAAAAATCAATGCAAATATTCAAGTGAATGGTGTTGTTCAAAAAGGACCATCAATTGCTGTTATTGACGATGAAAGTATAAAGAAAATCGTGAATGCGTCAACTCAAGCATTCAGCACTTCAAAATCATATCAACATACAATTCAACCAACTGCTGGTAAAAAGATCGATGATCAGGACTTTAGCAGTTTTTTCAGTGGTTACAAAACTGATACTATGAACATCTTCACTAAGATGGCTAAAACACTTGAGGATTTGTTGAAGTCATTTGAAAAAAGTGAAGCTCGTATTAATCAACAAGGCAAAAAGCAAGACGCTAAAGATCAACGCGATAGACTTGACAAAATTGAAGAAGATCGTGAAAAGCCAAATAGAAAAAATGATGAACAAGATGGTTGGTTTGAAAAAATCAAAAATTTGATAAGAACTGGAGCAGGTGGCGTTGGAGGCGCATTATCAAATCCATCATCTGTAGTTGATTTTGCCAAGAATCAATTTTTGGGTACAGCATTAGGTGCATTTGCTGGTAATGTTGTCAGAAGTCCATTCAAAACTGTTGGTGGATTGCTCAAAAATCCATGGTTGTTAGCAGCGTTGGCAGCAGGCAATGAAGCATGGCGATCTGCTGGACAAACAGATTATAAACCTGACCCAACTTCACACAATACTGATGACGAAAATTATTTGGGCAGATTTTTAGCTGGTAATGGAAGCAAAGATTGGACTGACAGAATTCAACATTATGCAGGTCTTGCTGGTACAGGTTTCTTGGCTGGTGGTGCAGGCGGTTCAGTTATTGGTGGTGTTGGTGCAATTCCTGGTGCAATATTGGGTGGACTTGGTGGACTTGGTGTGGCAGCTGGTGGTGAATTGATTGGTCAAGATGCAATGGCAAACATAGTTGGTGCAGTAAAAGCTGGTGCATCAAATGTTACTCCTGGTATGTTCATGGGGGTCAGAAGTGGCGACATTGGTATAAGTGAGGATAGAGCAGACCGTCTCCGTAAAGAAATTGCAGAAACTGATGTAGATATCAAAGCCAAAAATAAAAAGATGGATGGCATTATGGATGCCATGGCTAAATTGAGACTACAAGTTGATGACGCAAACAAACGTGGTGATAAAGCTGGTGCAGCTGCACTTCAAGCTCAAATGGATGCATTGAGCAGTGAAGGTGGTCAAACACAAATTGCTATCGGTGCTGCCCAAAAGAAAAGAGATTGGTCTTCACAAGATTTGGATAGAGGCATACGTGAAAATGCTGCACAAACAGGTGCAGATATTGGTGGTGACATTTTAACTAATGTATTGAAAAAGAAACATGAAAAGGCAATGGGTGAACTTGGTGCTCAAGTTGGTAAACTTGTTGGACCAAAGATTGATCCAAATATTCCACTTGATCCGGGGATCAATGCACAAAAGATGAAAGTTTTACAAGGTTCAATCTATGCACCTGTTGGACAATTTTTGGATGATGCCAAATCAAGTATCGAAAGCATTTTCAATTGGGACAATTTTTTGAAAACATGGTACAGTGGAAGTCCTGAAGCTTACAACAAGATAGCACCTGCAGGTGCACAATTACCTGTTGATCCTTCCAAACCACATATTACCATGGAATCATATTTGAAATCTAAGGAAGAAAATAAAGGTTGGTTGTCCAATTTGTTTACATCAACTGAAAAGCCAAAGACAAAATCAATTCAAGAAATGGCTCGTGATGCAAATCAAGGCAGTAACGCATTTGGACAAATGCTTGGTGCTATGTCAAATATTCAAAATCAAAATACAAGTGTTAATAACACTGTCAATAACAAAACTGTGGTCGCTAGACCACCACTCGCAACCGATCAAAACTTCGGTGGATATGGAAGGGGAGGGTTCTAAGGCCCTCCCCAACTCTCATTATTCGTTAATCCACTCATCGATCAAGGCTGAAGTGTCATCAGACGAATCTGATTCCGTTTCTTCGAGAAGTCTATTAACTTCATCGTCGTCTTGAGCGACTGGTGGGCGCGCTTCACTCTTCTTTGGTTCAACTTTCTTCTCTGAAGGAGTAGCAGAGCTATTGGTTGTACCATATAGAACTTCATCCAATTTTTTCTTCAACTCATCATAAGTCTTGAAATGCTTTGAACGATCAAGAAGTTCAAGCAATGAATACTCTGCATCCCAAATTGCTTCAATTTGGTCATCAGAAAGTGGCTTGCCATTTTTGTCTGAGATAGGAGCAACACTATCCCATTCAGATGAATCGTAATTTGGGAATGACTTGTCATCAACTTTGACAGTTTTGATTTTCATTCTGAAGTTACGACCAGTCCAGAAGTTAAATGGATCGATTGGGTCTTCACCATAGGTTTCATCTGGATTCATCAAAGCAGTGATCTTATCATAGATTTTCTTGCCATATTTGTACAAGAAAACACGACCTTCATTTTCTGGATTCAAAGGATCTTTGACCACCAAAATGTTACTGGTGTACTTCAAGTCTCTCTTTTGACGAGAAGCTTGTGCTTTACCAGCATCATCTTGTTCCCAAAGCTTGCTGTTAAGTTCACCAACAGGATCCTTTTCATTGAATGTAGTCAATGAATTTTCTGCGTAATACTTACCAGTTGCCTTATTGTTGAAATTGTGTGAGTAAATCTTCACCCATGGAAGAGCTTCTGGGTGGGAATCATCAACTTTGGATACAGGGAGGAATCTAATGATGGCGAAACCATTACCGTCGTCGCCACGTTTTGGAGACCAATAACGTTCGTCTGACTTCTTTTCGTAGACTGGTGCCTTGGCTTTTTCTTTGAATTTTTCGAGATTTGATTTTGATCTTGCTTTGAGTTCTTGTAGTGATGTCATGTATATTTTTCCTTTTAATTTTGGATCTTTTTGGCTAATTTATGGCTTCACCAATAATCAAAGTATAGAACCATATTTATACTATGAATTACGAACTGAACGAATGATATTCGAAAAAATTTCTTCTCTAAATTTCAAAAACGGTTCAATTCTTTCAAGAAAGTTGATGAAGTCATTTGCAAGTGGATCATCAGTCGATTTCCACTTTTTCCTAAGTAGATGCGCAAACTTCAACAAGTGTAAAATGGTAAAGAGTGACAATTGTTTTTGATAGAACATAGTCACAACATCATTTATGTCAGCTAATCTTTTGATTTCATCTTTCGCTTTGAGTGTTTCAAACTCAGAGTAAAGATTGACTTCGAGTGATTTTAGACTGTTGAGAAATTTTTTGTAGTTCTCAAGTCCTGCATCATTGACGATATCTGGAAAGAAGCTGCAGAATCTACCATGTTCAAAGTAATAATGGATTTGGTTAGCAATCAGATAATAAATCAAATGATCTTCATCTGCGATCTTGGTTACAATGTAGGATGCCGCATGTGTAATTTTCTTGGGCATCCTTTTGCCCAACTTGCCATTATATTTGAAGAAATCATAGTTAGAAGATAGATGCAGTCGTACAGCCTCAAAAAGTTCTTGAGCGCGTTCTTTTTCTATCATATTGGAAGTGCATCAGCCTTTTTCAGTAGATGTAATTTAGCAGCTTCTGATTCAAGTTTTTCCTTGAGAGACTTGTCAATCAATCGAGCGACGGATTCAATTTCAAGTCCCTGCTGTTCAGCAAATAGAATAACTGCCTCCATGGCGGGGATATGTTTGTTTTCAATCAATTCAATTACATTTTTAGTGAATACTTCTTTTGTTATTATTTTTAGAGATTCCATACTGTTCCTAATCTGTCATTAAGTTGTTCAATTGTTCCTCGCATTTTCAATGAAATCACATATTTTTTGTCTACAGTGTATTTTTGTAGACGTTTGATGGTAATCGCAACCAAACTCATGGTTTCCTGATCCATTACATCATCAGGACCACGTGGTGGATACTTGAGAATTTGTTCTTGATACATCTTACGACGTTTATCAGTGAAGTCAAGTTCACCATTTTGAAGCAATACCAAACAGGCATCGGTAACATGAATGACATCTTCATCAAATCCATAATACCAATTGGAGTTTTCGAAATCAAAATTGGAAACTAGTTTGACCGGATCAAGTCCTTTGACGAATGTCACATTGACTTGTACTTTGGACAACTTGCCAAGAATGAATTTGAATGAACTATCCGAATCAGTGATAAACTTGTAATTGTCCTCAGCAAAAGTGATTTCCTCAAAACCAGTTGCATATTTTTCAGCCAGTTTTTTGAGTTCTGATTTGGTGGTGATTGAATAGTTCACGAAGATATCAAAATCAGCACCATTTGGTGAGATTTTTGGATGGAACAAATTGCCTAAACGAGAACCTGAGATAATTCCTTCTCTTAGTATCTTTTCCATTAGAGTGCCAAATTCAGAATTTGATCGAGTGGCCAATGCCAAAATTTCACGGCAATCTGCTCTCAAAGCCTTTTTGAATTTGCCCATCAAAGCTTCTAGTTCTTCATCAGTCATTCATTTTTTCCATCATTTTGTTATAAATATTTTGTTAAAAGGAGATCACATGGTACAAAGAGATATGGCGTATAGAGGAAATAAAAACCTCAAACGCTCAAACATCATGATTAATTATACTGAGGATCAGGTCAAAGAGTACATCAAATGTGCACTTGATCCAATCTATTTCATCGAAACATACGTCAAGGTTGTTCACGTTGACAAAGGTTTGACGCCAATGAAATTGTATTCATATCAAAAGAATACAATTTTGGCATCCAACAATAACCGTAAAGTCATTTGTAAGTTCCCAAGACAAAGTGGCAAAAGCACTTGTATCGCTGCTTTTGCTCTTCATCAAATCATTTTCAAAGAGAACTATAATATCCTCATCGCTGCAAACAAAGGCAAAACAGCGCAGGAAATTATGAAAAAAGTACAAACATCATATGAATATCTGCCAAAGTGGCTTCAACAGGGTATTGTTCCTGGTGGCTTCAACAAATCAACGATTGAACTTGAAAATGGTTCACGTTGCATGGCAACCTCAACTTCAGCTGACTCTGCTCGTGGTTTCTCATTCAACGTCGTTATCCTAGACGAATTTGCGTTCTTGCCTAAGACAGTCGCCGATGAGTTCTTCACCTCAATTTATCCTACCATTTCATCTGGTGAAACAACCAAGATGATTGTGATTTCAACTCCAAAAGGATTGAATCACTTTTACAAAATGTATACTGATGCGGTCAACAAAAAGACCGACTATTTCCCGCTCGAAATCAAGTGGGATGAAGTTCCTGGTCGTAATGAAGCATTCAGAGAAGAACAAATCAAAAACTTTGGTATCGAACGTTGGAAACAAGAATTTGAGTCTGAATTCCTCGGTTCATCCAATACTCTTATTTCATCATATACTCTTCAGAACCTGGTTTCAATAGATCCTATAAAGAAAGTCAACGGCATAAAATTCTGGGAAATGCCAGTCAAAGGACGCAAATATTTTATCTCCATGGACGGTTCTGAAGGTAAAAATCTTGACTATCATGCATTCACAGTTTTGGACATCACCGAACGGCCATTCCGCATTGTAGCCACGTGGCGAGATAAGGAAATGGAGCCATTGCTCGTTCCTGACATTTTGTATTATGCTGGCAAAATGTACAACGATGCGTTTATTCTTATTGAAACCAAATCCACCGGTGGGCAAATTGCTGACGAACTGTATTACAATCGTGAATACTGGAATGTTCTTGGTGCTAAATCCAATGGTAGATCAGGTCAAACATTAACAAACTATTCAAAAAATGCAAAAGGTCTTAACACTTCCAAGATAACCAAAACTGTTGGTTGCACCAACTTGAAGATGATTATTGAACATGAGCAAATCATCATCAATGACTTTGATATTGTTGAAGAACTTTCCAACTTTGCTTTGAATCAAAACACATACAAAGCTGATGAAGGTTTCAACGACGATTTGGTCAGCTGCTTGGTATCATTTTCATGGGCAACCACTCAAACTTTCTTCCAAAACTTGAGTTCAATCAATGTTCAGGACATTTTGACTGAAAAAACCAATGAAATGATGGAATCTTTCCTTCCAATGTTCATGTCAGACGGTATTCCTGGTTCAGATAGATCATTAGATGATGATGGTTGGGATCACTATTTCAACAACTAAACATCAAAAAACCCTAAATATCTGAAAATAATAACAGGAGTAAATCAATGGCATCATTATTGTCACCTCAAGTCTTTGTGAAGGAAACCGATCTAACAACCATTGTACCTGCTGTCTCATCAACTGACGGTGCTATTGCTGGACAATTCAATTGGGGTCCTGTTAACTATCCAACATTGATCGACAGCGAAAATTACTTGGTTGAAGTTTTCGGCAAGCCAGATAATAACAACTCAGACGACTGGTGGTCAGCTGCTAACTTCCTTGCATATGCTAACAAGCTTTACGTCACTCGTGTAGTTGACGAAACCAACGTTGACACTAGCCAACGTGCGAAGAACGCTGTTTCAGGCAACACTGCATTCTTGGTCAGAAATGATAAAGAGTATGCTTCTAAGTACAACAATGGTTCTCTTCAATCAACCAACGGTACAGGTGCTTGGATTGCTAAGTTCCCTGGTGTTCTTGGTAACTCATTGAAGATTTCAGTTGCTCCTTCAGCTGCAGCATATCAATCAACTCTTACTGGTACTCTTTCTGTAACAGCTAACTCATTGACAGTTACTGGTTCCGGTGGTTCCGCATTCTCAACTGAAGCAAACGTTGGTGACTTGCTTGTATTGAACAGTGAAGTTCATAAGATTGCTGCAATCGCTAACTCAAGTTCATTGACTCTTGCTGATAGACACATTGCTGGTGCTACTGCAGCAACTGGTGTTCGTCGTTGGGAATATTACGCAAACGTTGACACTGCTCCTGGTACATCCGCTTCCGTAGCAGCGAAGGGTGGTTCAAATGACGAAATGCACATCGCTATCGTTGATGAAGATGGTGCATGGACTGGTCAAACTGGTACAGTTCTTGAAGTTTACCAATTTGTTTCAAAGTCAAAAGATGGTAAGATCAACAATGGTGCTACCAACTATTACAAAGAAGTAATTAACACCAAGTCAAAGTATGTACGTTGGGCTGGTCACGAAAGTGCCATTCCAAACTTGGGTGCAGCAGATAATCAAACTTTCGGTGCGGCTGCAAAACCATTCAAGTACTCTTTGGCTGGTGGTCTTGACGGTGCAAACATTACTGAAGACGAAAAAGTTCGTGGTTACAACTATTACAGATCAGCTGAAGACATTGATATCTCATTCATTATCGGTGCCGCAGCTAACC